CGGCAAGATGAAGGACGGCAAACCGCTGTTCGACGCCACGCGCAAAAACCTGTTCGCCGGTGCCAGCTCGGCGCTGTCGATCGCGGCGATGAGCGCGGCCAAAACCGCCATGGCGTTGCAGAAGGGCAAGCCCGCCAAAGAAGGCGAGAAGGCCCGCACACTGAACGTCCGTCCCGCGTTCCTGTTGTGCCCGGTCGCGCTGGAAGACCAGGCCAATCAGTTGATCCGCTCGACGTCGGTACCGACCGCGCAAGTCAACGCCGGCGTGGTCAACCCGATCCAGAACTTTGCCCAGGTGATCGGCGAGCCGCGTCTGGACGACGCGTCGTCCACTGCCTGGTATCTGGCCGGTAAGCAGAATAGCGACACCATCGAAGTGGCCTATCTGGATGGCGTTGACGTGCCGTACATCGATCAGATGGAAGGCTTTACCAGCGACGGTATCGCGACCAAGGTTCGCATCGATGCCGGCGTGTCCGCGCTCGATACTCGCGGCCTGAACAAGTCCGTCGGCGCGTAATACGCCGCCCATCCCATGACCCCGCCAGGTGCGGGGTTTGTTGTTTCTGGACAGGAGAAAAATGGCTATGGCCACTAACTACGTAAGCACCGGCGAAACGGTCACCCTGCCGGCCCCCACAGGCGGCTCTGTCGCCGGTGTCCCACAGGTGATCAATGACCTGGCAGTGATTCCCTTGCAGGGCGGCCCCAAAGGTACGTTGATTGTCTACCGCACCGGTGGCAACTGGAGCGTTCCGGCGGACGCGGCCCTCAAAGCGGGCATGAAGGCCAGCGTCAAGGCGGGCGCCCTGGTGCCGGACGGTACTGCTGATTCGGCCCCCTACGGCAAGCTGTTGACCGATTCGGTCGGCGGCTTTGCCGAAGTTCTGATTGTTCAGTAATGCCGGGCGCTCGTTTTCGGGCCTTGGCTGATCGCATGGACGCCCTGCTGGTGGGGCGTCTGGGCGATCCGGCGATTCTGGCCGACGGCCGCACGGTCTACGGCGATTTTGTCTCGCCTTTTGTCGGTGCCGAAATCGGCGGCGGCAAGGCTGGGGCGGCGCGGTTGGGGTCGGCCATCAACGCGGATGCGGTGCTTGAACCGACCCTGACCGTTCGTGTGGTTGACGTGGCCGATGTCAAAAAGGGCGACTTTCTTACCATCGAGCTGCCGGCCCTTCTGGGCGGCGGCCGCTACAAGGTTGTCCGCCAGCGGCCTGACGGTACGGGCATGGTCGATCTGGTGTTGGGGGTGAGCAATGAGCGAACTGACGACATTACATGAGGCCATCACCCGCACCGTCAGTGCGGCGATGCCGAAGATCCTGCACGTCGAGGAATTCCCCGAGCTGGGTTCCGAGGTGCAGACGCCGGCGCTGCTGTATGGGCTGACGGACATGACCCTGGGCACCGATCGTGGTGAAGGGAAAACGGCGCTGATCGGGCGTTTTCAGTCCTGCATTTTGATCGACGCCACGCGCGACAAGGCCTCGCTACAGGCTGCCATTCTGGCGGCGCAAATGGCGGTGGTCTTGAAAGATCAGTATTGGGATCTGGATTTTGTCACCGGGCCGCCGGAGAACATCCACGCGCAGCCAGAGGCCCCGACGCAAGACCTTGAGCAGTTTGTCATGTGGTCGGTGCAGTGGACGCAAGCCTTCGAACTCGGGACGCTTGTATGGCCATGGCCAGACGAGCCGCCGGGGTCGTTGGTGTTTGGCATCGAGCCAGGTGATGGTCCAGTTACTCCGGAGGATCTGTGAGTTACGCCGGTGCGGAACACGACCGCATGATCGCCGCCATGCTGATGCCTTGCGTGGTGGTCGGCGTGGATCTGGCGGCGGCGATGGTCCGTGTGTCCAATGGCGAATGGACCAGCGCCTGGGTGCGCTGGCACAGCCTCGCGGCCGGCAAGGCGCGGCATTGGCGGGCGCCGAGCCTTGGCGAGCAAGGGGTGTTGTTCAACCCCAGCGGGCAGGCCGGTATGGGCACCTTCATTCCGGGGCTGTACGGGAATGCCGGCGCCCAGCCGGACAACCGCGACCACGTCGAGGTCTGGCGCTTCGACGATGGCGGCTCGTTGGTCTACGACTGGCAGGCCAAGTCCTACACCATCACCCTGCCGACCGGCATCGTGACCATCAAGGTGGGCAGCACCGAGGCCGTCGTTACGGATAACGCGGTGACGGTAAAGTCGGGAACGATCGACCTTGAGGCGGCCGTGAACATCAAGGGACCGGTCAACATCGACGGTTCGTTACACGTAACGCAAAGCATCACCAGCGCTGCCAACATTCTGGCCGCCGGTCAGAGTGACAACCATCACTCGCACTAACCAACCATTCCTTCCTGCCCGCCCGCATGCGGGCTTTTTTGTGCCCGGAGAAAACCATGGCCAAGACCACCGCAATGCCTGCCGACGATCAGCCGCCGGAGGCGGATCTGCTGTTGAAGTTCCGCGACAAGCACTACACGTCGCGCACCCTGTGCATCCCTGGCACGGAACGCACGCTGCCGGTGGCCAAGGCCGTCGTTGAGGTGTCGGCGTCCGATGAGCAGGCCATCAGCTTTCTGAAGGCCCACAACGAATTTGAGCCCCTGGAGTGACGTAGATGATCGGAATGGATCGCCACACCGGGGAGCCCATTGCCGGCATCAAGCACGTTCTGCAGTCCATCCCCATGATTCTCAGCACGCCGCTGGGATCGCGTCGAGAGCGGCCGGACTACGGCAGCAAGTTGCGCACTTACGTGGATTTGCCGGTTAACGCGGGGTGGAAAAGCGCGGTGCAAGCCGAGGCGGCGCGCGCGATCGGCCGGTGGGAACCTCGGGTGAAGCTCAAGAGTGTGCGCGTGGTGTCCGTGCTGGGCGGGAAGATTGATTTGGTTGTTGCCGGCGAATATCTGGGCGATGACTTTCTGGTCGAGGTAAGCGCATGAGTATCCTGGATCTGTCAGCGCTGCCGGCGCCGGACGTGCTGGAGCCGCTGGACTTTGAGGTCACTTTTGAAGAGGGGTTGGGCGTCTTTCGCGGCCACATGGGCGACAACTGGACGGCCAACCTTGAGAGCGATCCGGTGGTCATGCTGCTGGAGGTTTCGGCTTACAACAAGGTCGGCAATCGCGCCCGGGTCAATGATGCGGCCAAGGCGCTGTTACTGGCCCATGCCATTGGCAGCGACCTCGATCAGTTGGGGGCTAATTTCAATCTGAAGCGCCTGGTGATTCAGGCCGAGGATCTGACAGCGGTGCCGCCGGTACCGGAAATCAAGGAAAAAGACGATCCGTTTCGCGAGCGCATCCAGTTGGCCTTTGAGGGGTTGACCACGGCCGGCCCACGTAACAGCTACATCCTGCACACGCGCAACGCCTCGGGGCTGGTGGCGGACGCGTCGGCTGAAAGCCCGGCGCCTTGTTACGTTACGGTAACGGTGCTGAGTTCCGAAGGCGATGGGCGCGGCGTAGCCAGCCCCGAACTGCTGGACATTGTCCGGGTGGGACTCGACGACGAAGACACGCGGCCGGTCGGTGATCGGGTCACGGTGCAGAGCGCGGAAATCATCGACTATCGCATTGACGCCATCCTGCACATGAGTGGCGCCGGACCGGAAGGTGACGCCAGTCTGGCGGAAGCCACCCGGCGCCTGGCGGCATGGATCAACCCCCGTAAGCGGTTGGGGGTCGAGGTAGCGCGGTCGGCTGTGGACGCCCAGTTGCACGTTGCCGGCGTTTCGCGAGTCGAGCTGTCCGGATGGGTTGACCTGGCGCCGACGAAAGCGCAGGCGGCTTACTGCGTGGGCTACAGCGTGACGATGGCGGGCGCGACATGAGAAGCCTGCTGCCCAGCAATAGCACACCACTGGAACTGGCCATTGAGGCGGGGTTCTACGAGCGAACCATTGTCCCGCTGCGCGCCCTGTACAACCCCGACACCTGCCCGGTTCAACTGCTGCCGCATTTGGCGTGGGCGTGGTCGGTCGATCGCTGGGACTACCGATGGTCTGAGGCGACCAAGCGTGCGGCAATCAAGGCCTCGTTCTACATCCACAAGCACAAGGGCACCATTGGTGCGTTGCGCCGCGTGGTCGAGCCGCTGGGCTACCTGATCGAGATTATCGAGTGGTTCAACACGGTGCCGGAGGGCGTGCCGGGCACCTTCGCGCTGAAGGTTGGCGTGCTCGATACCGGGATCACCGAGGAAATGTATCAGGAGCTGGAGCGCCTGATTGACGACGCCAAGCCGGTGACCCGACACCTGACCGGGCTGGCGATCAGCCTGGAAACCCAAGGCAATTTGAACATCAGCGTTGCCCTCTACGAAGGCGACGAAATCGACGTTTACCCGCCGGTGATGCGTGACATCGAGGTCACGGGCCGCTTCGGCGTGGTGGGACGCGAACACTCCATAGACACCCTGGACGTTTACCATGATTGATGCGAACTCGCAGTTTTTCGCCATCCTCACGAACGTGGGAATGGCGAAGCAGGCGAACGCCGACGCGCTCGGCATTCCCTGGAAGATCACCGAAATGGGCGTGGGTGATGCCAACAACACCGACCCGATCCCCAATGCCTCGCAAACCACGCTGATCAACGAGTGGCGCCGTCGGCCGCTGAATCAACTCAAGATTGACCCGGTCAACCCGGCAGTGCTGATCGCCGAGCAGATTATCCCGGCCGACGAGGGCGGGCGCTGGATCCGCGAAATCGGTCTGTACGACGTGGACGGCGATCTGGTGGCGGTGGCCAACTGCGCGCCGAGCTTCAAGCCGATCCTGTCGCAAGGCTCTGGCCGCACGCAAATCGTGCGGATGAACTTCATCGTCACCAGCACCGGCAACATCACGCTCAAGATCGATCCGGCGATTGTGCTGGCCTCACGGGCCTACGTCGACGCGGCCATTCTGGAAGTACTGCCGAAGAACAAGACCCCCGGCGAATGGACGCGGGTCAAGACCAACGATCGGGGGCTTGTGGTGTCGGGTGATAACCCGAGCACGTTGGCCGGGATGGGCATCACGGACGCATTTACCAAGGCCCAAATCGAGGCGATGATTGCGCAGGCCTCGGCGTTGCCAGTCGGGGCCACGGTGGCGTTTCCACTGGACAAGGTCGCTCCCGGGTTTTTGGAGCTGGACGGCAGCGTCAAGAGCATTGCGGCCTATCCCGATCTCGCGACGTTCCTCGGCACGGCCTTCAACAAGGGCGATGAGGGCGCTGGCAACTTCCGCCTGCCGGAATCGCGCGGCGAGTTCCTGCGGGGTTGGGACCATGGGCGTGGCATTGATGCGGGCCGAGCAATCGGCAGTTGGCAGAAAGGTACGATGGTTAGCGCCGACACCACTGGCTCAGGTGATGGATCTACAGTCATCGGCCTCGGAGCAAACGCCGCACTGCCTCTGGCGAGCTACGGTATTGATCCTATCGCTCTTGCAGACTACCCGTCGCAGGTTACAGCGCTCTCCAGTGCTTCGACTGCATCAAGCAACGTAACGGTGAGCGGTTCAGCCCGTCCGCGCAACTTGGCGGTGATGTGGTGCATCAAGGCCTGGAACGCGCCGATCAATCAGGGAAACATTGATATTGCCGCACTGGTAGCGATCGTTGAGGCGTTGCGGGTCAATGGTCCTCTGGTCGGAGAGGCGCGCAACTTACGCATGGCCCTGGCGGCAGCCTCTGCGACAGCGGCGATCACGGCTGACCAGTTAATCGTTGAGCAATCAGGTGTTGGGCAATACAAACTGTCGAACCTCAATCTTTCGATCAACCTGGCAAGCGTCGGTGCTGGGGGTATGGATACGGGTGCGGCACCGGTAAATGGAACCGTTGGCATCTACGTTATCTATAACCCGGATACGAAGCTTGCAAAGTTGCTCGGCGTTAATGCGACGGCGGCTGTTGTGCCTGAAGTTTATGGCGGCGCTAATACGCCGGCTGGGTATACGGCGAGTGCATTGGTTAGCGTTTGGCAAACTAATGCCAGTGGTCAGTTAGTAACGGGTGTCCAGGATGGGCGCTCAGTTGGTATCGAGGAGAAGAGATTTCTAATCAATGGTACGGCGACAGCGTTTACAGCGTTATCGCTGACCGGCTTTGTTCCGCGAAATGCCAAATCGATTGGCGGGTATGTGCATGTGATCACCAGTGCCACCATTGCGGCCGGCAGTGCCATTGTTCTGGCTTCGGACTCGGTAGGCTCTGGCAGAAGGGTGTTTGGCTCTGGTGGCTCTGCCAACATGGGAAGTTTGACATCATTTTCTGATCTGATGTTGGTGGGGCCACTGACACTTTATTATTCGGCGAACTCCAGTCCTGCGGGCAGTAACGGCTACGTTACTTCCTACACTTTTTAGGGTTTACATATGTATCGAGCATATTCAAACAATGGGGCTTCGTTGCGTTTTGTCGAGCTTGATTGGGCATTGGGCGATGGTGAAGTGCTGTTTGATCACGAGCCAACTATTCAAGAGCTAGAAGTTGCTTTTGGATTTGACGCAGAGGAAGTGGAGCGTGGACGTCAGGCTGCACTAATCGCAGAGGAGCGATTCCGGCGTGAGGGTGTGGGCGTCGTTGTCGGTGGGTTGTCGATTGATACGACCCGCGACAGCCAAGCGCTGATTGCCAGTACCGGGCTTTCTGCCGTCCTTGATCCTGAATACCGCTGCAACTTCAAGACGGTGACCGGTTTTGTCGAGATCGGATCGGCGCAAATCATCGCCATTGCCAAGGCCGTGCGGGCGCATGTCCAAGCCAGCTTTGACCGCGAGCTGGCGTTGCTGCGCGCGATCGAGGCCGGCGAGTACCACGACGACATGCTATCGGTAGGCTGGCCGGATTCATCGCCGCCTGAGCCTGTTGAGCTGCAATAGACGCCCCGCACTGACGGGGCGTTTTCTTTTCCGTTACGCGTAACACGAACATCCCTCACAGCCTCGCTTATGCGGGGCTTTTTTGTTTCTGGAGATTGAGCCTTATGAGTTTCTTTCACGGCGTCACGACCACGCTGATCGATACCGGTGCGCGGACCATTTCGCTGCCGTCGTCGGCGATCATCGGTCTGTGCGACACCTTCACCCCGGGCATTCTCGGCGGCGGTACGGCGCTGGCGGGTGAGCTGAAGCTGATCACCTCCGAGCGCGAAGCCATCGCCGCGTTCGGTGCGGGTTCGGCCATCGCCAAAGCGGCGGCCGCGATCTACGTGCGAGCCAAGGCGGTGATCGTCGCTGTCGGCGTTCCCAAGCTCGAAGACGCCGCACTGCAAACGTCCGCCATCATTGGTGGCGTTCTGGCCTCGGGCCAGCGTACCGGCCTTCAGGCGCTGCTGGACGGCAAGAGCAAGCACAACGCCCAGCCCAAACTGTTGATTGCGCCGAAGCATTCCGCCACGCAAGCGGTGGCGACGGCGATGGATGCGCTGGCCGGCAAGTTGCGGGCCATGGCGATTATCGACGGTCCGAACACCACCGATGAGGCGGCCATGGCCTACGCCCTGGAGTTCGGTAGCAAGCGACTCTTTATGGTCGATCCGGGCGTGCAGTTCTGGGACACGATCGAGAGCGCGACGATCGATGCGCCAGGCTCGGCCTGGACGGCGGGCCTGTTTGCCTGGACTGATGCTGAGTATGGCTATTGGGCGTCACCGTC